CAGATATCGCCGGTGACGATCTCGCCGATCCGCACGCGGCACGTCGCATCGGCCCGATCGACGCTGTCGATGGTGCCGAGACGGATGATGTTGCCGATAATGCGGCGAGGATCGGGAAGCGCGTTCATGAGCCGCGACATTGGCGGCGCGGTGCGCAACGCGCGCGGTGTGGCGGGTGTGGAATGCGATCCCACACCCGAAAGGATCAGGCGGCGGGCTCGTCCGGTTCCGGCTGGTTACCGATGACGCCGAGATTGGCCTTTACCGCGACGCCGAGCGCCACCTCGGCAAGACGCGCGATGGTGCCCTTGCGATCATGGCTGCCATCCTCGAGGTGGCAGGCGTTCACGTTTCGCGCATGCGCGATGCCGTCCGGATCGAACACAACCGGCACAGAACGGGTCGCGGGATCATATTTGCCGATCGTCGTCTTCATCGGGTCTCTCCTAGGTGTGAAGCCACTGGCCACCATAATTGTGCCAGAGGCGCATCGTGCCGGCGCCGGGGCTGGCCTCGATATGCAGGTCGCCGTCGCTGCCGCCCGCAGGCGCGCCCGCGCTGCGCGTGATCGTGTCGCCGACGATCGCGCCATCGGCATGGTGCAGGAACTTGCCCGCATTGCCTTTGATGATCGGCGTGATCGCGTACATGCCGTTAGGCGTCAGGACGAGCCGCTCGGCGCCGCCTACGTTGAAGCGGAACGCATTATTGGCGCGGTCGAACACGACGGACGCGCCGTCACCCATGGTCAGCGTGGCGTTGCCGCCCGCCAGATCGAGGAAGAACTGCGCATCGCGGCCGAATGGGCCGGTGAACGTGTCGCCGCCACGACGGGCGGGTGTATAGCCGAGCCGTCCGGCGATATCGGCGTACCAGGCGCCCTGCTGCCCATCGAGCAGATCGGAGTCGAGCCCCGAGCCTGCCCCGTCATTCGACGGGTGCCAGACTGGACTGCCGCCTACCACGAAGGAATTGGCGCTGACCGTCGCGCCGGCCGTGATATTGGTCTGGATCGTCAGCGAGGGCGCGCTGAACGCCTTGGCAAAAGATGCGCCGTTGCCTGCGGTGACGAGATCGAGCGACTTCAGGAAGGTCTCGGCGGTGACCTTCTTCAGCGTCCGCCCATCGGCCGCGGTGACGACGACGTTGATGACGTTGATCGCCTCGACCGGGGCGAACAGGTTGAGGTTGCGCACCGACGTGTCGCCGTTGCCGTCGCGGGTCATGACCGTGTTTGCGCCCTCGCCCGATGACGGCACCTGACCGCGCAGCAGATCCGCGTCGAGCCCGGATCCGGCACCGTCATTGCCCGGATGCCAGGCAGGGAGCCCACCGATCAGCACCGAGTTGGCAGCGACGGTCGCGCCGGCGGTGATGTTGGTCGCCGCGGCGAAGGTCGACGACGACAGCGAACCGGCGAACGCCGCGCCGGTCAGCAGCGCGAACTCGGATCCGTGCCGCCCATCGAGCATATCCGCATCGAGACCTGAGCCGGAACCGTCGACGGTCAGCATCCGCGCAATGATGTTCGCGGCGGTCATGATGACGGCCATGCTCTTGGGCGTCAGCGCGCGCACCGCGTCGGTCATCGCTGCCGCCTCGGCGTCGGTCGCCAGCTCGATCACGCCGGCCGTCGCCGTCGTTGCTGGCGGGTTGAGGAAGTTGGCATTGCCGAAGGTGATCCGGTCGGCGGGCACGCCGACCAGCGCAATGTCGATCGCGAGCAGCAGCAGCGACGCGGCCGACTTCTCGACGATCGTATCGGCCTGGCCGTAGATCGCGAACATCGTGCCGTCTTCGAGATACAGCGCGAAGGTCCGCAATGGATAAGCGTCGGCGGACTCGTCACGCACCACGAGGTGGATGATGTCCGCCGCGATCGTTGCTCCCGAGATGGTCGCGATGCGCTTGTATTCGCCGGGAAGCGTCGTGCTGGTCCGCAGCGGCGCCACGCCCGCGCCCGACACGCCGACCGCGGCGATCTGAACCGCGTTGGTGCCGTTGTGCTCGGCGTTGACGAGGGCCGCACGGCCGGCATCGGTGATCGTAAGGGTCAGGGCCATATCGACTCCGTCAGGCGCTAAAGGAAAGGCGGACGAATGCCGCGGGGCGGGCTGCACCGATCACGCCGAGCTGAGCGCTCGCATTGAGCGCCTGGCTGAAGGTGAAGTGTGAGCGGACGGGCTTGGTCCGGTAGACCTCGGCGATCACGGCATCGACATAGCCGGCGTCCGCAGGTGCGCCCTGATCGTCGGTGACGTTCAGGACGAGGCTGAAGGTGTGCGGCTCGCCGGGTGGCTCCATCTGCCACCATTCACGGATTGCGACGACGCCCCCGAAGGACTCGATGACGTCGCGCACCGACGAGGACGTCCCCTTGCGGCGCTGGATCGCGAGCGCCTGGCGCACGCGCGCGCGCTTCACCGTTTCCGACCAGGCGCTCGACCAGCTGTCGATCGACAGCGCCCAGGCCAGATAGGGCAGCAGATCGACCGGGCAGGTGTCGGGGTTCCACAGGTCGCGCAGCGGCACCGGAACATCCGCGAGCCGCGCCGTGCTGGCTTCAAGCGCGCGCTCGAGCTCGCTTGCGTTGCGGGGCAGCAGCGTCATTCGCCGAGACCTGCATGGTTGACGGTCACGCCCGTGCACCAGCTGGCCTGGGTGCGATCGAGCACGATGTCTGCGGCCGGGCTGGTCAGCACGACGTTCTGCACGCCTTCGGTGTGGAGCGCGCCGAAGATCCCCGAGCGCGTGATGTCGCGGCCGAGGCGGTGCGAGTTGGCGACGTAAGCGGCAAGCCGCGCGCGGGCGTCGGCAATGACGATCGAGCCATCGGGGCCGGCAAACGTCGTGATCGATGCCTTCACGGCATATTCGACGATCTGCGCCGACTGGATCGTGACGTGATCGGTGAGCGGGCGCCGAGTCTCGGCCGACACGTAGCTGAGCACGGTGTCGAGCAGTGCCGACGAGGCCGCACCGGTGCCGGCACGCGACAAAATGGTGATGCGGACCTCGCCAGTCGTCGGGCTTGTTGCGCTGGCGTCGAGCACGTCCGACGCGGCGGACAGCACGTGGAAGATGTAGGCGCCCTCGGGGCCGGCGACGGAATAGCCTTCGGGCGCCAGCACCAAGCGGCGCCGGAAGTCCTCGTCGCTTTCATAGACCGCGGGGGCGTTGGTCTGGGCGTTCGCGGGGGTGATGAGCAGGCGCACGACGCCCATCAACGCCGCCAGGTTGTCGAGATCCGCGCCGATCGCATAGGCGGGCATGACGGCGCGGGCGGCATCGTTCACGCGCGCGCGCAGCAGCATCTCGCGGTACGCGGCGACCTCGAGCAGCTTGATGGCGGGATCGGATTCGACCGTGGCATCGAACGTCGGCACGAGCACGTGCAGCGCAGCAAGCATCTGCCCGTAGATCGTGTCGAAATCGAGGGTCTCGACGATGGTCGGCGCCGGCAGGCGCGACAGATCGACAGCGGTAAAGGTTGACGGCTCGGCCATCCGGCCATGTCGTCGCTCAGGTCAGGGCAGCGCCATCATGCTTGGGTGTGGTATCGGATTCCACACCCAGCCAGGATGTCCGTCATTGGTGGTTAGCTGCCGGCCCGTGGCCTGCGCAGCGAAGCATACTTCCCGGGTTCCGCTTGTGATCGGTAGCGCCCGCCCGGCCGGTAAGGTGGCAGACGGTCAACCAGTGCATACAAGGCCCGGATTATCAAACGATAGAATAGGAAATCGGCGATTAGCAGCGCGATGATAACGACTGCGCCGATCGCGTTTAAAAACGTCATGCTAAAGGCTTCTCTCCCAGGCAGCCCCTTGATACCGCTAGATCACGACGACCGCTATTAGGCGATATTTTCAGTCCCTCCGCTCCGAGGGCCAAAAGCTGCCGGTAACCTTCGGGGGCGGGCGATCGCTTCATAGCAAATGGACGTCGCGCCCGGTGGGTGCCATAACTGATATGAAACCGCACTTTAGCCCTTCTGACGCAAAAACCCCTGTCCAAGCTCGGAACTCTGTTCCTTTGGACAACCCCGTGTTGCAGATGGCCGGGGGCTATCGCTACTTCCAACAGCGCAAGTCGTCAGCTAGGCTATAGCAATATCACCGTGGAATTAAATCATAGCAGAAGTAAAAAGCGCCATATCGGGCATTGCCATGTCAGCTAGTTGGTCAACATGTCGTTCTAGTATGTGATGCGCCCGGTTAGCCTTATTTCTCAATTCTTGCAGATTTTCGTCGGTAAATCCTCGATTCTGACAGCGCGCCCACGTGGATTCTGCAACTCTCACTGCCTCTGCATAATCATAACCAGTCGCAATTTGCCTAAACACGTCTGGAGTAAAAAGAAACCGTTCTTGCCACAACGTCTTTTTGGGCCTGGGAATCATCGATAGGTCAGGAGCTTCGGTAGAAATCTCCTTGATCTCTTCCATAATCTCGATGAATGCTTTAAGTCTTCGTTCAAATATCTTTTCTTTAAGGCTGAGGGTGGCTGTGTCGCTCATCTTTCCCGCAATAGCCACTTGCTTCACACCAACTAGCCACGCGGCAGTCACGGCTATTGCCGACCCTACAATCGTGGCCAACGGCTGAAGCCAAAACCACTCTGCCATTACGTTCGCTCCGCCAAAAGTCTTACTCTGTTGTAAGCGTCTCAGTTAGGGTTAGCCATCCGTAACGGGACGTCTCATCATCCGGCCTTCCAGTACGCTACCAGCGATCGGCTCTGGAACGTCCGGAATTGGTGGTTAGCTGTCGTTCGCAGGACAGATCGGGGGGCCACTACGATTGACGGGGGAGCCGACGTTGCAGCCACAATGCCATTCTGTG